AATTATTTCCACATTTGTTTCATTTTTTCAATATCAGCAGGTGTCATGGTTTCTATGCCCAAATCTTTTGCCTCCTCTACGGTAGCATCAATCAACCTTGCCATTTCCTTTGTGTCCATTTCGTGGCTCCCCTTTATATGCCAAAAAATACGGCTTGTTTTTGGGTTGCCCTCACTATCCCTGTACGGCTCACCGTTTGGCTTATTTAAGGCCACATCCTGCAAGCTGTCGTAATAGTATTTAAATTGTTGCTTGCCGTGTTCCGTGACGGCTAATTTTACAAGCCTGTGGGCGTTGCTTTTCCAATCTGCCACTATCCAATCTACCGCCCCGTTTTCGATAACGTATGCTAGATTCTGTGATAGCAATTTATCATGCACCTCAATATCGCTTAATTTCGCCCTCTCAGCAATTTTATTTACTAGCACATAGAAATAGGCGTTAGCATCCAATGAACGCTTATTTCGGTATTTATTCAAGCGTATAGCAATATCACAATCTAACAGGTCGTTGATTTCTTCGGCAGGGTAATTATCAAGGCTTAATAGGATATTCCATTTGCCCGTTTTAAAATCCCTGTAAAGATTTTCTATTCTACCTTTTAAATCCATCATAACCCCCGTTTAGCTGTTCATCCACTTTAAATTGAAAATCTAAAGACGATTTGAGGCAGGTTAAACATTCACCGCAAAGGCAACCAACTACCCCTCCTATTTGCACCTCGTATAAATTTGTTGTATCAGTTTCTTTTCTGCGCTTGCATTCATTACACGTATAACGCCCCTCTGCTATTTTTACTGCAATCATATTAGTCCTCCATAAAATCAAATTATTTTCCTAAAAAATCTTCAATTCTCATTTGATTATCTTTTGGCAATACACACATTTCTTCTTTGGCTCGTCTATAAAACTCTTTGTTGATTTCAAAGCCATAAAAATTTCGATTTAATTCCAAACAAGCCCTACCTGTACTGCCACTTCCGAAACAAGGGTCAATAACTACATCTCCCTCGTCTGTAAATGTTTCAATCAATCTTTTCAGCAACTTAACAGGTTTTTGCGATGGGTGAATTTTAGGAATCTCTTTTCCATCTTTTTCCCAATTAAACCAATCAAAAACCATGTGTCCTGTACCACGAATATTCTTGCCATTTTCATCAATCTGTAAGCCATTTCTGAATTTAGGTAGCTTATCTCGATAAAATAACAAAGCGTGTTCTGTAGCACCTACAACTCTCATATTTGCCTTTAAAACCTGTGGACTATAATTTTTGATAAAGTACAAAGGAATATAATTCTTAAATCCCTGTTTCTTTGCCGCCAAAATCAAATCATGTTGCTGTTCAAACGAACAAAATACAATCATGCAAGGGCTATTTGAACTCCTGCCCCTAGGCACTGGCTTTATATCATCCTTGCGCATAAGTCTTGAACAAAAGTGAAAAAACTCATATACATTAAAGTTATAATCGCTTGCAAATGCGCTTTTGCCTGCCAATTTGCTTTCTCCATTGCTATTCTCGCCCCCTAAATACCACATAGGATTTGAACCATAGAAGTTATTGCCTATGTTATATGGAATATCAGCAATAATTAACTGTGCTTTTTGTATTGGATAGCACTTCCACCCTTGCATTGAATCATTGTATAATTCACATTTAATCTTATTTTTATTTTCCATTATTCTGCTCCTAACCTTTCTCTTAACTGTTCTGCATAATGTCCTAATGTTTCACTATCGGGGCGTTGTTGTTCTGTGTAATCATAATCACCCTCTTGCAACTTATCTGATGTACCAATTAAAAATGTGTTGCTGTCAAGCAATTTTAAATTATCCTGCCTTATCTGTTCTAACCTTGCTTTTGCATCCGTTGGCAATCGTTGTTCTGTGTTATCCCTATCACAAATAGCCTTGTAATTTTTTTGAAATAATGCCATTACAACCTCGTTATTATAATTTTCATCGGTAGCCCATAAATGAATCTGTTCGGCACTGCCTACCGCCCTTTGTACTAGCAGTGGCAATTTGTCAAATTCTGCTTTACTATTATAGGCTCCACGCCCTATTGCACTCCTAACCTTTGCCCATGCCTCAGAAACGTCTATATTTGCCATTTCACGGGGCGTATGTACCAACCCTATCAATTGGCTAACTGATGGAGCAAACGGGCTAGAAACGGTGTTTAAATAAGTTTTATAGGCCATTGCAATATCAGCACTACTGTATTCCTTTAATGCATCATACCACGCATTCAATGTGAATGCTAATTGTTCGGGTTTAATATTAAAGTTTGGAAATGTAACTTCCATTGTCATTAACAGCCTTTTTACTTCTTCTTTTTCCATTTCATATCTCCCTTATACACTAGCCCATTTATCTAAAAACGCATTTCCTGTACTACATTGTGCGGCGTTAATATTCGTTTTCTTAATTCTATCCCACACTATGCCTTGATAATTACTAGCCATTGAATCATTAACAACGGTTACTACAGAATCAACGCCAAAACTTTGCGATGATTTAATAAATTTATTAAGTAACTGTTTTAATCCTGTTTCATTGTAATAGTTCTTTTTTTCATCCTTGTATTTTAACCATTCGACAATGCAATCTTGTAATGTTTGGTTGTTCTCTAAAAATAATGCTTTGTCATAATCTTGTAATACTATATCTAGTATCTTTATATTACTTTTTTTATTATTAGATTTATTAGAAATAGAATTAGATATATTAGATATAGATATAGAAGAGGTAACGTTACTTTGTAACGTATCTGTAACGTTACTTGTAACGTTACAATCTTCTTTTTGTTCAAGCTGTAATTGTTTTTGCTTTTCTCTACAACGTCTAGTTCTTTCACGTTGTTTCGCTCTCAAATCCTCTAATCCCTGCTCGTTTTGATGCTTATCCCAATTAGCAATCATATAGGCATTTTCTACTACTTCTATCATTTCTAATTGCTCAAATAAAGCTAATGCCCTTTGTACACTTCCTATCTCAATTCTAAAGATTTTAGATAGCATTTCGTCTGTATAGGCTATCTTGTTATTAATCATCAAAAAACCGTGATTATTACACTTTCCTGCTAGACAAAGAAGTTTGAACCATATTAATTCCATCAACTGTCCGTCCTGCTGTGTCTCGATTGCGTACATCTTTTCATCATCAAAAATATCTGTAGTAATCTTAATCCATTTCACATCTGCCATTATTTAGTTGTCCTCCCTTTCGTTTTTTCATTATCATTACCCCCATTAAAAAACCACCCTTGCTGTTATCTCGCACATAACAACTAGGATGGTTCTTTTTTTGCCCTGTTCAGTTATAAACACCCTGTTACAGTAGTGCGAGTACCGAACAAGGCAATCAACAATGAAATATTATAAACAAATACAGGTATTATATTAACCTATTCACAATTTAAACACAAGGGATTTCTGTAAAATTCCCTATATTCTTTTTCGAGGTTTTTTCTAATGGTAATTTGTTCCGCCGATGGTCTTAAATCGGGTTTTTCTGCCTGTAATTTACGGCGTGCCCTCGATATACTATTAAAACCGCCTAAACCGTTTTTAGCACGGTATTTCGGGTCTGCAAGTACAGATAAAAGTCTGTCACCATAACCCTTTTTGTCTAGGTATAGCAAATACAATACCATATCATCCGCCCTTGCCTCGTCACTACTTAACAGAATTGATTGAACCTCTTGAAATATCCCCTTTTGCATGGTTACACCTCCTTAATCCTTATATGATGTACATATAACATTAGTTTGCGCTTAATCTTATATTCTGTGGTACGCATCCCTTTTGCATCTTCTACCACTGTTTCGCCTGTATCGGTTAATTGATACACAAAATCTGCATAGTAGGCGCATTCCTTTTCAATTACCTTGCCTTGATGGATGCCCCCACGTTTTCCGATGGTATCGGGTTCACGTTGGCACGGTATCAAGATATATTTAACCTGTCGTTGCAGGTTGGATATAATGCCGCTTGCCTCCATCATCTTTAATTCGCAATAACGCTTATATTCTTTGCGTGAATCAAACACTAACCCATCATCTGTTGTAACCTTTTTACTGTGGTATTTGCTGTACACTATTGAATTCCTCATACTTTCTATCATACATTTTCAAATC